GTTCCAATAGCGCCAGAGTATCCACTATAACCAGACGTTCCAGTAGCGCCAGAGTATCCACTATAACCAGACGTGCCACTGTAGCCAGATACACCAGAACCACTATAACCACTATAACCCGACGTGCCACTGTAGCCAGAGAAGCCTGACGTACCCGTTGCGTTTATGCCAGAATAGCCACTGTAGCCAGACGTTCCAGAGCCAGAATAGCCAGATATGCCAGAACCACTGTAACCAGATATGCCACTGAAGCCAGATATGCCACTGTAGCCAGAATAACCAGATGCTCCGTTTATGCCACTGTACCCTGAAAAACCAGAGAATCCTGAGAACCCAGAGGCACCATTGGTTCCACTAATACCACTGTATCCACTAATACCACTGTATCCACTGATACCACTGTAGCCAGAGAAGCCACTGTATCCAGAGTACCCAGACCCGCCACTGAATCCAAGTCCACTGTAACCAGAGATGCCACTAAAGCCACTGTAGCCTGATGGTCCGGTTGTGGATGACCACACAAAACCAGAGCCATTCCAGCCTAAGTACGTGCCAGATGTGCCCGGTGCCGTTATAAAGGTTGTTGTACTCGCCGCACTTTGGTAGGGTATTTGACCTGACGTGCCACCAGAAATGTTGGTGGCGGCAAGGGCGCCAGCTGCCGAGGCTAACAGCACAACGTTACCACTAGTGCCGGTAGCCGTTGACTTGAAGTATAACTTACCATCGTAGGTGTTAATAGCCAGTTCGCCAGTCGTTAGGTTGGCGGATGATGGTATCACCCCAGATGTTGAGCTAGTGTATAGTTGTATTTGTGTGTAGCCCGAAGCTGCCATGTTTTATTCCTTTAAGTATTCTAAAACGATGTGTGGTTCAACAAATCGCTCGTTTTGGTGTTCTGTTGCCTCCCACCAAAGAAACTGATTTTCAACTAAGTAAGACCTATCTTTTAACAGGTTTATGTTTTCTGGATGGCCAAATATTATTGGATCTGATGGCCCCCATAAAACAATTCCTTTTTTACCCTCGTCCCATGCAAGGTGCTGAAAAAAACTATCAACCCCTATCCACGTACGGCATGTTTGAATTAACTGTCTCAATTCATCTAAGGGTAAGTTTTTTCTAAAATCTTCAACTAACTGCTCTTCATCCTCAACACCAACCTGAACAATTGGCTCGTTAATTAGTGCAATCAACTCTTTCCAGTACGGGTAGTTCTTTGGGTTAAGTTTGCCAGTTCGTAATTTTTGTGAGTAGGGAGATATAATAATCATAGGTACATCTTCCTAAATGCGTTTTCTAAGCTATCTTTCCACTTCCACGTGTCCATTTTTTTATAGATGTTCCACTGGTCAATGTCACCAAAGTAGTCATACGCCTGTGCAATTGACATACCAGGTATGATATCTGGGTAGCATGTAAACACAATGGGGTCTTTAATCTCTGGAAGTATGTGCTTAAAAACAATATGATCGCCACGACCACAGTTAAGAACCACAATGGTTTTATCACGACAAGATAGCGTGTTTTTAAATATCTTCTCGTCATGCTCATATAGTTCTTGCTTGGTTTCCATACGTATGCCACCGTTAGGGTTCTTCATATGCCACGTTGTTGCGTGTGGTACCGTTAAAATCTTGTACCCTTTTTGGTGTAGCCCATACGTGAACAGCGTCTCTTCTCGGTGCGCAACTCGGGACAGGCCCAAGTTATAATCGTGCACACCAGCACGATATAAAAAACTACAATGTAAATGCTCAACCTCTTTAGCCTTTTTAATAACACCCCACTGGATGTTTGGTTCATTATCAATGTTGTCTATCTTACCAGTGACCTTGCTTGTGTCTGGCATGTAGGGTGGTGTTAGTATTGACCCACCTACTGCACCAACATCATCTTCAAAGAACGCCCAGTAAGTCAAATCATCAAGCACGTTGGGCTCTGGTATGGCGTCATCATCAACACGCCAAACAAAGTCATAACCCATCATGTTGGCTTGTTGGTGAATGTGGTGCTGGCCTTTTTTACCAGCAAATACCCACTCCCAAGGGATGCCCTTAATGTCTAACATCTGAAAAAAGTATGCATAAATCATCTCTTTTCGCATGTCTTGTGGCTCATCATTATCATCAAAAATAACCAACTTGTCTGGTTGTCTTGTTTGGTTAATGATAGCGTTTAATACTAGGGGCAGTGTTGTAAAGTATCTGCCACGGGTTGCTACGGAACAAAGAACCCTATGCATTGTCCCACCTACAAATCATTAGGTTGCTTGGGTTATGGTTATCCACTGGAACCATTGTGCTTGAAATACCGCCATGATAGTTGATATATTCAAACTTAAAGCCAGGGAAATCTTTTTCAGTTAACCCGTGCAACCTGTGGTGCTCGCCCCAAAAGCCTTTGGGCTCATTATGTGGCACCGTAATTAAAAGGCGTTTACAGTGCTGTTTTAGCTTCTCTACAACCTCTAAACCATTGTCAAGGTGTTCTATCACCTCAAACGCTATAATGTTACTGTAGCGCCCAAAATAGAACGTATTGATGTCGGCTTGGTAGAATGTTGCGTTGTCAGACCACTCTTGTTCTTTAGCCACATCAATAATAATTGGGTCATAATCCAAGCCCAAATACGTTGTGTTGGTTGGTAAGAACTGATAACCATAACCAGTTGAACAGCCAATTTCTAACACAGAACCAGGTAACAAATTCTTTGAAGCCCACTCGTAACGCTGTGTTTCTCTTGGAAAGACTGGATCATCTTTAAGGAATACAGCCCGTTCATAATTGTTAGATAATAAAAATCTATAATGCTCTGGGTTGTATTTTTTAGCTAACTTTAATTCGTTTTTATAAAAAGTGTCTTTCCAATTTTGTACAAGATTGTTGTCAAGCACGGTGCCTTCTGCTGCATGGTAAATTGGAAAATCACCTCTAAAACCCACATCTATAATATTAAATCCATTTAATTCAGCCTGGTAGCAAAAGTCAATGTCTTCACAACCACCAACACCATAACTTTCATCTAGCAAACCAATCTTGTCAAAGACTCTTTTTTGTATCATTGCACAAAAAAATACGCCAAAAAACTTTTTTGTAATACTGGAATATAAGGTTAAAACAGCACCAATGTCACCAACGTCCAATCGTTCTAGCCAGTTCGGGCCTAGTATAATAGTGTCATTGTTTAGAAGCACAATCTTATCTGCCCTTGCTACCTTAATACCCTCGTTAGTTGCTTTGGCAAACCCTAACTGATCATCATCCCATACGGATGTCATGTGTGGTATTTTAGTGTGTAAATCTTGCAAATAGTCGTGAGTGTTGTCTGTACAACCATTGGCAGATATTACTAACTCTACATCTTCCATGTTGCTATATTTAATAATACTATCAATACACGGTTTTAAATACTTCTCGCAGTTGTTATAGGTTGGTATTACAATGCTGTATTTCATATTTTTCCTAAAAGTTTTTTCAAACTTTCATTGTACCACAAAAATTAAACAGTAAGTTCAGAAGCGGGTACTTGTGGGTCGGCTTGCTCTTTAACTTTTAACATGAGTGGAAAATAGCCCATCTTAGCGGGGGTGTCGCCCATGAGGTTCATTAAAGATTGTACTTCTTCTAGGGTTAGTGTTAATTTAATATCCATTTATATTACCAAGGTAGTGGGGTTGCTTTAGGGGTTACTGGCGGATTAACGATACTGTTAATTTGACCATCTATGTTTGCGTAGTGGTTGATAAGGTTCTGTGTCTCAGCATTAATCCATCCTAGCACTATGTCTTGAGTTAAACTTTCATACGGTATTTCTAACTCGTCTTCTTTTGGTGTATAGCGTAGGCTGTCTTGGATTGATGCCTTGTGTGTGCCGTCTGTGCCAGAAACAGTGAAGTTTACGTCTGTCACAAACCCTTGAGGATTTGGTAGTGTCCTCATTGAATCAATTGTTACTTTGTATGTTATTGCCATTTATTGCTCCTTAAAAAATTAACCGACTTTCCAATTTGTACCATCTGAATAAACAGGAGTAAATACTGCACCACCACCTGTAACTGTAGATTGGAATGTAGGCGCTAAAGCATCTGTAACAAATGTTCTTGATCCTCTGCCTACCGTTGATGCACTTGGCAAACTTGCTACTGTTGAGTAATTATGAGGGTAACGAAGAACTGTATTAGATGAGTTACCAATAGTTATTTCATTAGATACTGTAATTGCTGATGGTGCTGATTGGTAGCCTAATAAAATATTATTAGAGCCTGTTGTAAGAGTGTTACCAGCTTGATAGCCTATTACTGTATTTTGTGCGCCAGTTGTATAGGAAAACATTGCCCTTGCACCAATAGCTACGTTTGAGCCACCAGTAGTTGAACCACTTACGCCATAGCCAGCGTTGCCACCTATAAATACGTTATCAGCACCTGTACTATTATAATACCCAGATTGATAACCACCATAAAAACTACCATAAGTATCTGTTGCTGTATATGATAGCCCTGCTTGGTATCCTACTGCTACAGCTCCGATTGTAGAAGTTATTGAAGATGTTGAAAGAGCTGCATTACCTATTGCTATATGTGTGCTTGCTGCCCCATTTAATCCATTACCTGCAAAATAACCAATTGAAATATTATCATTACCTGTACTAAGAAGTCCCCCTGAACTATAATTTATGAATATATTTCTTACGCCTGTGGTTAATGCATTACCTGTTTGGTAACCAATTGCAACATTATAAATACCTGATGATAAAGTACCTAATGCTTGATAGCCAATAGCAGCGCAGCGAACAGCAGTAGTATAAACACCCATTGCACTAGCGCCAATAGCTACGTTTAAGCCACCCGTAGTTGAACCATTTACACCATAACCAGCCTGACCACCTATAAATACGTTATCTACGCCTGTTGTGTTGAAATTTCCAGATTGATTACCAATATAAACACTACCATAGGTATCATTTCCTGAATAACTATTTGCAGCGCTTGTACCTATTGCCGTTGATTTACCATAAATACTTGCCGAACTAAGAGCGTAATAACCTATTGCCGTATTACTACCACCAGTACTTATACTAGAACCAGCTAAACTCCCAACAAAAGTATTAAAACCCCCAGATGATATTCCTAATCCAGCTTGATATCCAACACTTAAATTATTACCCCCTGTTGCAGTAGCATTCATAGCCCGATAACCAACGGCTGTGTTAGTAGCAACTGAACCATTACCCCTGCCGACTGTTAGTGTGCTTATAGTCGCATCGTTTGCTAGGGTTAAGCTTGTACCGTTAAACGTCATGTTGGCAGAGCCAGCGAATGCACCTGCGTTGTTGTACTGCACCTGTGTTGTCGATCCGCCCGGTGTTCCACCACCGCCTGATGGTGCCTGTGATACCCAAGTTGTTCCATTAGACGTTAACACGTTACCAGTGGTGCCGACAGCACTTAGCCCAGTACCGCCGTTAGCCGGACCTAGCACACCCGTAGAAGATGCGCCTTCAGCAAGAAACGATAGGTTACGAGGTATTGTCATTAATTATAAACTTTTAAGTTTTTCAAGCGTTGCAGTAACTTCTATAATGTCTAAATCTATTTGAGCTAATGGCTCTAAATTACCAAGTGCAATATTAGCAGACTTAGCATTTTGTAATCCTGTCAATTTATTTTGTAAAACTGTAACTATATCGTCAATCGTCATAAAAACTCCTTAAAGGGGGCTACTGCCCCCATACTACATTAGACCGGAACTTCTTCCCATTGGAAAGTAGATAGCAATGATGATGCTGGAATAGCAAAGTTAGACCAGATTGTTGCATATCCACCTGGTGGGAGAATAATACTACCTTCAAAGTCAAATACTGCTGGAGCTTGAATATCAAAACCAGTTGTTGCCAATGATCCTGTTGTCATCAAAATAGTATCTAAAGTTACGGCAGTTGGTAATGTAATAGAAGCAGATGCGTAAGAAGCAGCAGTTGGTGAACCACCACCTAAAAATTTATTCTTAGCAGTTGCAGTAACAGCAGTCAAAGTACCTGAAATTGCAGTACCTGAGTTGAAACCTGTTGCAATACCAACAACACCAGCTAAGTTAGCAAGTGCAAATCCTAAAGATACTTTATTGATAACCACGTTGTTAGTGTTACCAATTGGGTTATAAAGGACTTGTGCGCCAGTAATAGTGGTAGTTGGAGATGCAGTTGTAGCAGTTGCGATTAGTGTAGAAACACCAGCCGTAAACATTGCTCTACGATATGTAGTTTCGTAGTAACGACCATGAAGTTCTGAAACGATTGTATCGCCTAATTGTCCAGCACGAGCTGGTGCTTGTAAGCCAGCAGAGATACTTGATGTAGTAGCAACTGGGCCTACTTGGTTTTGTATTAACATTTAAAGCTCCTTAAAAATTTACTGCTGATTAATAAAAAGTGAAGAATCTTGTCTTAATTGGTAAGGTTCATCACCTAGTTGTATGCTTTGTCCTTGTTGTGGAGCAGTAGGCCCTTGCAAAGCCAAAGCGATTACTCTTGGTAACTCATACATCTGATGGTTTAATATTTTAACTTCTTGCAATAATTGTGCAAGTAATTCTATTTGTGTCTGACCTTCAAATTGTGAAGTGTCTTGTATTGTAGTAGGTACTTGGTTGTTATATCCAGCAGCTCCTATTGGTGTGTTACCTGTAATACCATAAGGTGACCCACTATAAGAAATAGACCCAGCACTTGATGGTATTGTTCTATTACCTGTAATTAAATCGCCTAATGCGTTAGTTGTAGTTCTTCTTGTTAGGTTTGAAGGGTCAACACCCCCTATAAGAACTGGGGCAGAAGCTGCGATACCGTTAGTTGCTATAGCCCCACCAACAGGAAAAATGCCTGAAGATGCAGGTAATGCTGGTGCTACACCATTAATTTGAACTACGTTTACACCTAACTGTGCAGATGCAGCAGATACTGCCGCACCATTAATTGCAGCTAAGTTTTGCCCAGAAAATTGTGATGAAGTGTTTCGTAAATAATAAGTAAATGAACCTGCTGTTGTACAAATAATTTTGGCAAATCTACCATAACATGGAACAACATAATTTGAACTTGCTTGTATTAAAGTTTGTGAAATACCACTTGTATTATAATTTGGTACAGCTGGTGTATATTGTATGTTATCGTTAGAAAATTGAAACCCGTTTGTAGCAGCAAAAGTAGCATTACTTGTTAAATGGATGCTTTGATAACCTGTGGTATCAATAATTGTAATCTCACCAATAGCAGCAGTAATTGTTACAGGCTGTGGTGCATCACTTAAAATAAACGCACCTGATAAGTCTTGTTTTACTCCTGAGTTTTGAGGCTGAAACTTAATGTTTAATGGAGTATTGTTTGTATCATCCATTGCCCATGCAACTTTGTCTGCATTAGACACAACAGATGTAGTACCATCAATAACAATTGTTGCTGAACCAGTAATATTAACTACGTTATAGCGTAAGTATTGTGCCTCTGTACGAACAAAATATAAACCAGCAGAATCAATTTGCGTTTTTTGGTTTAAAGCATTCAGTTCGGTAACAAGTGCAGGTGACCAATAAACGTTATCTAAAGACCGTTCAAAAGTAATTATTCCTGAAAATGAAGAACCTGTAACTTGTATAAGTGCCGTAGCATAGCCTGATACATCAATACCTGTACCTGTAACAACACTTGATACCGTTGTATTTAATAAATTGGTATTGTCAGCAAAGGGTGTTCCGATATAACTCATTATGATACCTCCACCGATGAAACAGTTACATCAGTCGCACCGCTCGCTACCACTTGAAGCGTATAATTTCTAGGCACAACAATCTTAGCTGCGTTCATAATATCTAAAGACGTGCCAACTGGAATAATGACATTTTTTACAATATTAGTTGTAACTGTAGCACCTGAATTAACTAATGTTACAGACGCAGTTACAGGGCTGGTTGTTGTATTTGCTAATAAACATCCAGTTAAAGTTGCTTGAACACCAGACGTGGTTGGGTTATACACCGTAGTTATTGTGGTGACGTTTGCTGTTTGTGTAGATACGTAATTAATAGCCATATTAAACAGTCATAGAAATTGCTAATGCTACTTGAGCACTAGACGTTGCAGAATTAGAGGTTCCGAAAGGAATATTAACATCATTCCCAGTGTATGTAAAATTCGCATTACCTGCGAGGTTTCCTGCGTTATTGTATTGTATTTGTGTGTTCGAACCACCAGCAAGGATGGTGCCTATAGAGGTCGTATTATAAGCAATCGTCTCTACTATATCACCAGAATTTGCTGCCACAGCCAAAACAACGGACGTACCATTAGATGCTGTGTAGTCGGCTGCGTTTAGTAACACACCGTTTAAAAAAACTTCAACATAACCAACCGTATAAGTTACGGTAAACGTAGTCTGTGAGGCAGACGCTGTAAATGAGGTTCTTGTGTACGTTGAGGTACCACCGCCACCCCCAGTTGAATTAATGGTTACAGCACCAGTACCGCCCGTTGGCGTTATGGTGATGTTTGTTCCAGCGATGATCTGAGTAACACCCCCAGTTGCTCCAGAGTAACCAGACGTTCCACTATATCCAGATATACCAGAACCACTATAGCCCGATATGCCACTATAGCCCGATGTTCCACTATAGCCTGATATGCCAGAACCAGAATAACCAGATACGCCAGAACCAGAATACCCGGATACACCAGAATATCCAGAATATCCAGAATAACCACTTACACCACTGTATCCAGATAGCCCTAAACCAGAGTATCCAGAGTATCCAGATATCCCTGAACCTGAATAGCCAGAAACTCCAGAACCACTATAGCCAGATATGCCACTGTAGCCAGATATGCCACTGTAGCCAGATATACCACTGTAGCCAGATATGCCAGAACCACTATAGCCAGATATACCAGAACCACTGTATCCGGATATACCAGAACCACTATAACCAGATATACCACTATAACCAGATATACCACTATAGCCCGATACACCACTATAGCCAGATATACCACTGTAGCCAGATATGCCAGAACCACTATACCCAGACACACCAGAACCGCTATAGCCAGATGTTCCGCTGTAACCTGATATGCCACTGTAGCCCGATATACCACTATAGCCAGATATACCACTATAGCCAGATAGTCCTAGTCCAGACTGACCACTAAAACCACTAAAACCGCTAAATCCACTATATCCCGAGTAACCACTAACACCGGAGCCACTATAGCCTGATTTGCCACTATAGCCAGATATACCACTGTATCCAGATATACCACTATAGCCAGATATACCACTATAGCCAGACCAACCCGATACTGGACCCGCCGTGGATGTTGTTCCATCGCTGTAATAGAATATTAAGTACCCCGTTGATGGATTGTATCCAACGTTAGTAATTAATTTTCCAGGTGAGGCTGCGTTAGCAAGTTGCGATACCGACGCTTGCTTTGTTACACCACCTTGTACAACCACCGTCTGCTCATTACCCGTTAGGTTATAAGCAATCGGTAGTTGGGTTATCGATTGATCAGCCATTTATTATTTTTATGTGTATGTAAATGCACCGTATAGGGTTGATGTACCAAACGTAGAAATAATTGCCACGTCAACAATACCAGTAATCGTATACGATGGTGTAATTGCAGTCATCTGCGTTGGACTAACAATATTAAAACTTATTGCGTTGATTCCACCAATTTTTACGTTAGTGATGTTAACAAAGTTAGTTCCAGTAATTGTTATGTTTGTACCACCGGCTAACGGCCCAGATGTTGGTGATATAGAGTACAACGTTGGTATTGTAGACGATGGAAAAAACTCATAAATACTGTCTAGGTTCAAGTCACCAGGTGTTCCACCAGTAATAAATACAGAGTTATTATTTTGGAATCCATTCTCTGTAAGAACCTGATTACCACTAACTGGCCCCGTAGCAACCGATGCGTCAGGCCTTGGAAAACGTAACGCAATGTTTTCTGTTTGTCTTGCTGGTAAACGCCAAGGATCAAAATTATCTAAATCATCCTTACACACCCGCATGCCAGGGAAATTCGGATCTGGCATTAACTCGACATAAGGAAACTTTCTATTGCAGCGGTCACAGACCGCCACAGATAGAACAGAGTTTCCCCTAGTGTCAAGATAGACTGGCATAATTACGCCGTTTGACTGTTATTCTTAATTAACTTACCAGTAATAATTACACCAGCGGCAACAGTGGTAGCCGTGCTAGTAACTAATTGCCACTGAATATCAGTTTTTTCTGTGTAAGCAAACGGGTCTGATGCCCTATTAGCTGTATAAATAGACACAAAAGGCTGTTGTAATACTGCTAACTTAACACCAGTTACGTTATTAATTGCTTGAACTGAGTAAGTAACAATGTTAGAAGACGTGTAACTATTTGAAGTATTAACCTCTGCTAAGTCTAAATAAAACGTATAACCAGCTGGAACCGTATAAATAGTGCTTTGTGTTTTACCAATACCAATATTAATTTGTGCAACAACGTTTGATGATTGTTTTAATGTAATGGTTCCAACGTTTGTGTTTTGACTGGTTCCTGGTGATGTCATTACCATGCTATTAACACGAAAATAACTATTTGCTGTTGTAACACCAGTTGTGCCATTTAACGCTAATGTTTCGGAAATAGGTGCGAAATTAGCATCAAGGCCACTAATTAAAACCTTAGCGCTTGTATCATCGGATGCTGATGAACTTACTAGTGTAAGTGTTGACGCAGATGTTATGTATGTATAAGCAGAAGCATTTTCCCAGACTGGTATCTTTGTGTTACCAACAGCTGCTTGGTAGCCAAATAAACTTAATACCTGGTGACCCATAATCTGATTACGGGCAACTTGAAGGTCAAAAGGCTCATACGCACCCTGCAGCGTTACTGAGTGTGGGGGTGCTGATTGTTGTAAGTTTGTTACGAGTGCCATAATTAATTTCCTTAAATGTTAGACAAAGGGGGCGAACCCCCTAGGTAATTAATTAGCTGTTTGTGTAACCAGAAGCGTATGGAGAGATAGAACCATCTGGATTACGCGCTAGGTAATCAACAATAAATGTACCAGCTAATGTTCCAGTAACACCAGATGTTATACCAACTGTGTATGTTACCTGCACGTCAGATGTACCAACGCTTAACGCTGCTGTTGCTGCTGTTGTAGCTGTGAAAGCGATAGAAATTACGCCACCAGTTGTTAATGGTGTGATTGTTCCAATTGTAACGCCACCAACCGCAACAGTAATCACCATACCAGTAAATGCTGACGGTGCTGTTGTTTCAATGAGTTTTACGTTGGTGATTAAAGAACCAGCTGGAATCCAAACTGGATCAACTGTAGTAGACGCACTACCAGTTCCATACGTTGTAATGGCCCCGGCTGCGTTTACGCCAGAAAAATAATTTGGTTGAGAACAAATTACTACGCCAGTATTGTCTGGAGCGATTGTACCGTTGTTTGTTGGGTTGTTACGTTTAAATACACGAATTGGTGCACTAAATGTTGTGGACATATTGAGTTCCTTATCTCAGTGGATATCCCAAACTGTCTCTGAGTCGTCTCACCGGGAAGTGTCGGTGGTCAGAATGGGATTAATCTTCCTATACCTACTAATGCAAAAAAATAGACAAATCCGCCCTAAAAAATAAATTTATTAGATTTTTTTACGTTGTCTTCACCAAGGATAACTCTAAGGTTTGAAAATACATGCAGACCAGATACATTCTTGCCCTGTAAGGGAATAATGTGATCCACATGATGTGGTTTGCCAGTTTCACGGGTTAGCATGTTGGCTAGTTGATATTTTGCTACTATGAGGTGTGCGTCTTTGTCCCATACTGGGGTGCGTTGTAGTTGTGCAGAACGGCGTTTACCTTCATAGGCGGCGCGTTTGTCTTTATTATTAGCAAACCATTCACGATTTATAGCATTGTGTGTTTCTATGTTTTCTTCTCGCCATTTTGTTTTTGAATTGGCTGATTTTGCTGGATTGGCTATTGCCCAAGCACGAGCTCGTTCTTTGGTAAGTTCTTTGTTACGCTCATACCATTCTTTGGCTATACGTTTTTGATTTTCTTTATCTTTAGGCATAAAAATATTATATCATAAAAAAGCCCAACCTTGTGGGCTGGGCTTTTTATTATTACAAGGCTTTGATTAAAGACCTGCAGTACCAAAAATATTCCTTGCGTCGTGCCATCCTGTAGCATAACGCTCAGTAGCTTTATAGCGCATGCTATCTGTTTCAAAGTCGCCTTCCATTGATTTCTCCATTGGACGACGCATAACGAGCATGAGTCCATTTTCAGCATCAGTCTGAATCCACCAAGCTTTGCTTGAGCTCAAACGAGTAACAACGTGTGCGCCTTTTGGTAGCATACCTGTTGACTTGATTGGGTTCAAATCGTTGTCAGCAGTACCAGAACGGAGAACAGACTTGAGGATAACCTCTGCCTGGAACTCGAGTGCTGGAGGAACAACTAACTGTTCTGCCTTCAAGCGGATACGCTTACCGTTATTGTCAACAGCAGAGCGGATTTGAATTAACAACTGTTCAACAGAAGTTTGGCTCAAAGAAGCAGCTGTAGATAACTGGTTAGAGTAAGAAGCGCCGTTAGCGATTGGATGAGCTGTGTTGATCAATGTTACGCCATCACCACCAACATAACCTGCTGTGAAAGCAAAGTTTAAAATGTTTGCACATAATGTCTCTTTAGTTTCAATCATAGATTGTGCTAAGTGTTTAGCAAATGTTGATCCGATACGAATGTGATCACCATCTTCCATCAATACTTTGGTTAAAGCATATGCTAAACCATAAATTTGATAAATGAAGCGAGTGATATACAATGTACCACCCTGGTCATAGCTGACAGGAGTTCCGTCAGGCATCGCAGGAGCGGCATTCATACCGTATAACATTACTTCTTCGTGATAGTTACGTGGAATACCTTGGATTTGTTCTACGAATCCTTTCCACTCATCAGCACGTTGCTCATATACACCATCAAAGACTTCGTTGATAATCGGTTCGACTACCGCACGAAAGTCTGTACTACGCATTGGGGTTGCCATGTGTTAGTTCCTTTCGTTAGTTAATTAGACCGATACCGAAGCGGCAGCGAATTGGTTGTTACAGATTTGAACCTGAACGATTGTGTAAGTGTCACCCCATTGGTTTGTGTTACCAGCTGGGTATGCTACTTCACGTCCGAGTCCTACTACACGCACTTGACCTTGGTTACCAGAACCTACAGCAGTTGCTAACAACGCTGTGGTAGAGAAACCTGCACCACCAGTACCAATAGAGTATCCATCAGTTACAGTTGATCCAGTTGTTGTGTCAAAGTTGTACTCAGTTCCGATTGCTGCAGAAGTTGCAGAACCATTAACTTGAGCTTCATATACGAGTGCTGGGTCTGTGAAAATCCAGAAAACGATGTTTGTAGAAGCGTCTAATGTAGTTTTAGCAGCATATTTAGATACAGAACGACGACCGTCAGAGTTGGTGTACTCTACACCGTCAAAAACACCATAAACCTTACCACTTGAAGCAGTTTGGTTAGCGATTGTTAATTGGCCAGAAGATGTGATCGCTACAGGTTGAAACTGCCAGAAAGACTGGCCAGATGACAACGAGTAAGGAGCAGTATATGTTGTACCAGGGACAAATGTGTTTGTACCAACGAATGGTACTGCACGATCTAATCCACTTGGATGATATACAGGTTTCAGGCCAAAGGGTTGAAATGTTGCAGACATTTATTTTTCCTTTGTTTTGAAGTTTGTTATGAAAATCGAATATTACTATTCGCTTTAGCGGCTTCTTTTTCCATTTCCAAAATGCCTCCTTCAAGAATAGAACGACCACCTTTGCCTTCTTGAGCGGTGCTCCGAACTTGCGCGGTGATATTACGTTGATGCTCAAGAGGATCCTCGAGATGCAACATTTTCATCACTTCTTGATAGATTTCATCTGGTAATTTAAAGAGAACCATCTCATTACAGCTAACACAGCCTTCAAACTTGCCTGAGCTCATTTTGCCTAAGTTTTCAAAGCCCTTACCTAATTCCGAGGCTTTCACTGGCTCATAACCCAACGCCATGCGTTTGTCGATACTGTCATAATTG